CCATGCCGCGGCCCTCGCCGCGCCCCTCGCCGCGTCCCTCGCCGCGGCCCTCGCCGCGGCCCTCGCCGCGTTCCATGCCTCGCCCCACGCCGCGCCCCACGCCGTGCGCCACGCCGCGCTTAGTTGTAATGCTTCTTCTGGGGTTAGCTGATGGGCGCGGTCTATCAGGGCGGCAACCTCTTGCCCGTTGGGGCCAAGGGCTAGATGAGCTGGTAATTCCTTGACGACATGAAGCTGCCGAAAGCCATGCTTGCGCTCACGCCGCGCATAAGACAGGCCTTCAACTTTGAACAGTCGGCACGGCCACCATCCACCGATCAACGTTTCGCCGGGAGCATCCGCCGCGTGCAGGAAACCGGGGCCGCAAAGCATGCATACCTGCTCGCGCGCAATGCGATGCGGGCGGACATGCTTCCCCACCTCGTGCAGGATCGTGCCCGAGTAGAAGTCGGTGCCATCTTCACGGGTTGCCTTGTAGTAGGTAGTCATTTAGACTCCCTCAACCTTGCAGCCCAAGGGTCCGTGAGGGTTGTACTTTCCGGCGCCGTCGTTCATCAAGCGGACTTCGTACTGAGCTTTCGCCATCGTTCGGCAACGATCTTGGACGACGCCTTCTGGATCGTTGACGGTGAAGCGGAACATGCAGGCCGCGTCGTAGGACGCGGACCAGAGCTTCTCTTCGTGGCCGTTGAACATGTGACCTCCTTGGGTTCGGGATTAGCTGCCACTGGCAGGCGCCCCAAGAGGAATTATCCTCCCGAGGCGCCCGTCACTAGCTGTGCTATGCAGCAAGTTTCGTCTCTTCTGGTTGAGCCAGTCCAAAGATCAGCGCGAGGAAGGCTTCCTGCCGCTCCGAAGGATTCAGGGAGCGGAGGATCTTCACCCGCGAGCGATCTGGGAGTTCGAGGAACGCCTCGGCTTCCGTTCGCGTCATCGGGAAGCTTCAGGTGCTGACGTGGCGTTACGGCACCACGTTCCGCTGTCGGGAACGCGGCGAGGTTCAAACGTGATCCACGACTTGGCTTGCGATCGAATTGGCGTGAATCCATTAGCCCATTCGACGCAGACCGTTCGTCCACTTGGAGAATCGCAGACGAGCGTCACGGACGTGTTCAAGAACGTCGTTCCCGGAGGGCACGGTCCTTGGGGATCTTGGAGACCTCCCACCGACATCAGCGCCCATCCGATCGCACCCAGTGCGAGGAGTTTCTTCAAAAGAACATCACTCCCTCCGGGCGGAACTCCAGCCTCCGCACGGTCATTCCCGGCGCATAATCCCTCTCGAGCACGGCGGTAGCGATGCGTTTAGCTGGAGCCGGACCGTAAGCCCGAACATCAATCTCTTCGTCGTACTGTCCGCGAGGAGTGTTTGGCAACGAGCAGAATGCCGTGTAGCTCTTCAGGCGCTTCCATCTAGGTATGGCACGTTCCTCGTACCAGCCGCCTACGTAGTCGTAAGGTTCTACTTGAGGGATTGGGTGCTCCTTTCGATTGCCTCTTCCACTTGCGTTGGGCTCATCACGATGGCGCGACCGCCGGGGAACTGGACGATGAAGTCGTACCCACCGTAGGGGCCGTCCTCGTCGGCGTCGTCCCAGGCCTGCCACTCCACGACTTCGCCCACCGCGTCTTCCTCCTCGACGTAGAACTTGGCGTCGAGGAGCTTCTCCACTTCCGGTGGTGCCTCGCGACCATATGCCCGTTGATAGGGGCCTTCTAGCCACGAGTCGTAGTTCTTCATCTGTAGTTTTTCCTATTGATGTTTCTGCTGCACGTTTCGCGGTTTGGATATACCTTGGCTTCGGTTTGACAGACATATCCCCCGTCTGATTCGCGTAGCTGATAGCCGGGCGTGTTATCGCCGATGAGAAGCAGGCCCGTTATCTTGACGCTCGTGGGACGATTTCCATAGGCGTTAAACCAAACCTGATCGCCGAAGTCGTATTTCCATCGAGGCATTTCTCGCTCCTTTCTGTTGACTTTGCCTAACGCAAAGGTCGCCGCTGGGCGGCGGCCTTCGCGTTGGGGTTCGTCAGTGAAGGATTCGTCCCTCGTCGCGCGCCTTCGTGAACAGCTCCGGGCGCACCTGATAGAACAGGGACTGTGACCAGGCGCGAGCGTCGTGCTCCGCTCCCATGTATCCCCACGGCCGCGGACGAAGGTGGACGTTCTGCATGTGATGACGAAACTCGTGAAGTAGCGTCACCACGGAATGCCTCGGCAGGAAGATGGTCCTTCCGACGGTGTCGTAGCATCCCCAGAGGTAGCATTCCACCGGCGGCACGACGGCGAACTCCGGGACCTCCATCCCGTACGCCGACGACGCGCGGATCAGCCAGCGCCGGAACTTGAGGTTCTTCTCGTCTGGCGTCCCCGCCCAGGGCCGCGAACGGAACAGCTTGTCCGTGGCCCGGAGCGTGGCGGGACGGAACATCTTGACTATCAGATGGTATTCGGTCAAATTTTCACCTCCTCAGTCCGTGGTCCAGTTCCGGCATCGTTAGACGGGCGAATCCCCGACGTCGTGCCCTCTCTGCGCGCTCCGCGCTCGTGATGCTGCGCTTCCAGAAGCGGAGGTCGTAGTCGTTGAACTGCTTGCGGACGAACTCTACCTCTGCTTCCGTGACGAGGTCGATGATCTCCACTTGGTCGTAGTCCAATTCGCCGTCGTTCATCGCGTCCTGGACGGACGGATGGTCTTCGGGTAGTTCCAAACGGACCATCAGGCCACGGGCTTCTACGAGGATGCTCTGGACGTATCCCCAGCACTCCGTCTCGAAGGTCCGGGACTTCACCCAGACCATGTCCCCCGGCTGGACGTTGCAGCAGAGGAACTCGTTGTCGTTGAGTTGAACTTCTATTGGTTCACCTCCAAGTGCTGATTTAGATCGACATTGACGAGCCTCTCGCGGAGGTACTTGAGGCTTTCTAATCTGTCGTGCTTTTCTCCGTAGACGGCGCACTTGACGTCCAAGGAGGGTCCGGATCCTTGGAGTTCTCCTAGGTCGTTGACTCCGAGCCCGGAATCAACGGAACGGATGACGTTGCTCATCCGGCTAGAGATCATTTGTGCGAGACCTTTCAGTCCTTCGCCAGAGCGCTTGGCATCTCGTTCTGCGTCGGCAATCCAACGATCCAGGATTTCCCTTTGCTGATCGTTCATTCTTCTCCTTGGAGTTCGGGTTTGAGCGGCCAGTCCTCGAACCAGCCGCGGAGGGGTCCGTCCGTGAGCTTGCCGGGATTTCCTCCCAGCCGTCGCTGGAGCGTTCGCGCCTTGCGACCGCGGACGATGTTTCCGCCGTCTTCCATGACGTAACAGCCGGGGGTAGACCCATGCCCGCAGCAGGCTGCCGCAACTCCGGGCAACCTGCCGAGGCATGGGTCTGGCTGGCCAACGGGAGGGCACTGGGCGCCGCAATGGGCGCAGATCCGGCGTGCCCTCTCGCGCCTCGTCACATCCGCCGACCGGGACCGAACAGCATCTCGTGATCGTCCCGATCCTCCCTGCTGTCAAACAGCATTCCATGACAGTTGCAGTACCAACTGTACGTGACGGGATTCGCGGCGGGCAACGTCCGCGTACCGGCGGTGCGATTCTTGCCGGTCTTGACGGGCAATTGCTTCGGCGGCGCGAGCCGCCTGTCGTCCCATGGCAACGCTTCGGTGGGATCGTAGTCCCACCAGCCGTCGTCTTGGAGGTTGTAGTCCCTGACACGAGCGAGCCTCGGCATTGCCGTGACGGGCTCTGGTTCCGGAACCGGGACGTCAGCCCTCTTGGCGGCTTCGACGACGAGCCACCGGAAGATGGCCTTCGCGTAGTCCTTGTGAGCGGCCATCTCCGGATGGAACTGGACGCCCAGGCAGCGGCCGTCTTCGCCCTCGATGGCTTCCGGCATCCCGTCGCGTGCTTCTGCGACGATCCGGAAGTTCGGGGCCACCTTCCCCACCGACTGATGGTGAAGGGAGATGACGTAGAACTGCTGACCGGCCTCGTTGGCGAGGACGCTGTCCTTCTTCGTGTAGACGAAGTGGTCTACTCCGCTGTGATGGAATCCCACGTGCTGGCGGAGCGTTCCGCCCGCTTCGACGTTCAGCATCTGAGCGCCGCGACAGATTCCCAGGACCGGGGCGTTCCGTCGACGCGCTTCCTTCAGCGCCTCGATTTCCACGTAGTCGCGGATCTCGTCCACTCCGTAGACGTGCTTGCTGACCTTCTTGGCTCCATAGCGCATCGGGCTGATGTCCGACCCGCCGGTGAGGAGAAGGGCGTCCCACTTGCCCTCGTCGATCAACTTGAACGCGGTTCCGTTGGGACGGTTCGTGATCGTTCCGCCACCCGCGCGAGCCACCGCGCGGCTTGAGCCCGAGAGAGCCTCGAGGACGAGGACGGTCGGGCGCTTGACGGCTTTCTTCGAGCGTGGCTTTCTCTCGCCCTTGCCTTTGTTCCTTCTTGCCATCGCACTCCTTCCTGCTGGGTTCGGGTATCTGTAATTATAACAGATCTAGGCAAACTCTGCCTAGCGCAGGAGTCGTCAAATCGCACTTGACGGCTCCCGCGTTGGGGTTCGTGACCTAGCGGAAAACGACCGTGTTGAACTTGTAGCCGAAGCCTTCGGCGACTGCCCGGAACGTCTCCGTGACGGTCTCTCGATTCTCCGCCGTCAGTGCGGAGGACGCGGAGATGGCGACCGTGACGAGGGGCTTCTTGTCTTCCTCGCGCTCCTCCACCTGAACGCGATCTGCTTCGTCCTCCACGACCGGCGGGGACTCAAACGCAGCTGCGAGGGCGGTCAGGGACTGTCGCTCCTGGTTCGCCTCCTCGTCTGCCTCGTCACCGGGGAAGGCGACGTTCTGGTCGCTCTGACGCTCCATGGCTGCCATCTGCGCCATCACGGATCTATGATAGTCGTCCCCGATGAGCTCTTGACGAGTGGTAAAAGACGGATCAGGATTGGGATTCTGACCGTTCTCGATTCGCTCTGCAACTCTCGGCGCCGTTGAGCGTGTATTCTCGATGGCATAGAGCGCCGGGTGACGGATGTCGCGGAAGCCAGCGACGAGCTGCGTGAGGCGGACGTGGGTAGTCCGACCGTCGCGTCGCTCGACTAGAACTTCCTGACCGGTGAGGTTGTCAGGCGAGGAAACGCTGACGCCCCACTCGCCGGACCGAAGCCGTCGAAAGCGGGCCACGTGCTGTGATTGTGCTTCTGGCAATGCGTTTACTCCTTCGTTGGGGGTTCGGGATGTACGTACAGCAGGAACATCTCAGACGCCGCCAAGGACTTGACGAACGCCTCGCTGTTCCAGGGGGGATACGGCTTCTGACGGCGACCGCTCCAAACTCTGGCGCGGTGCCTCATGGCGGCGCGGAACTCGCGCCGGGACTTGTACGTCCTGGGTTGAGCTGCGCGCATGGCCGCTTCGACTCTCGCCCACGAGGACCCCGTGGTGATGCCGCCGTCCGGCCAGAGCAGCTCGATCCTCATCGCGAGAAGACCATCTTCTCGGAGAATTCCTTCCAGTCTCCGCTCGCGATGAGGTCGAGTCCATCGGTGTGGTGATTCCAGAAGTAGACGAACGCCTCCACTTCCGGCTCCGCCAGGCGAACGGATCGGCGGACGAACAGCGACCAGTTGTCCTCGTCAAAGCCTTCGATGAGGTCGAGGATCGCCAACGCTCGCCGCTCCAGCCCGGCCCAGACTCGCCACAGTTGTCCGTGGACGATGCCGGTGCCGGGCGCCAGGCCCGGGAAGGCTCCGACGTGATAGAGGTCGCCCTGGATCTTGCATTCGCCTTCCAGGGTCGCGAAGCCGTCCATGGCTCCGGACCTCAGACTGCGGGGACAGTCGCTCCGCAGGGTTCCGTACACGGCGAAGTACATCATCATCTCGCCGCGTACCGCGCCTGCTCGAAGTGACGAGCCCGCGCCTTGAGGAACTCTCCCGCGTCGTGCGGGAGTCCGTGTTCTCCAAGGATCGCGAGCAGGTCGAACGTGTTCTCTGTGTCAACGAGAACGCCGTCCATGCTCGTCTGGATCAGGGACTGACCCATGGCGACCCAAGAGAGGACCTTGTTCGCGTCGTGCGTTCCCTGGTGCTGCCGGAACTCAATCGTTCCGTAGCGGGGATAGCACTCCACGTTCAGCGTCCGGAAGCGATTGACGTAATCCGCGTGCTGCCGGAAGTTACCGAGCGAGTCAGAGTGGGCCTCGAGGCCCTGAATCTCGCGTTCGCCAATCGGTTGGCAATAGCTGTTGTAACCGCTAGACCGCCGACTGTCAGCCACGAGGCCGTCAATTGCCTTCTGACTCTTGTAGTAGGACTTCGCGACGCGCACGATCTCGGAAGCCGCGAGATCTCTCACGTCGTGATGCGCGTGAAACCCCGTGCTCCGATTGGTGGTCGCGCCCGCGGCCCTGAGGCCGGAGCACGCCTTTGCGACCTGAACTCGTCCGTCGAGATTGTTGAGGATTGGAGAGACAAGCTCGCCGCCTCGTTCCACGGACTCGTCCGTCGTGATCTTCCAATGACGACGCACGGAGTGATTGTAGTTCTCGACTCGCGAGTTGAGGCCCTGGCGAACCAACGCCGCGGAGACCGTATTGCGGCTTCCGGTGAACTCCAACTCAATCCCGAAGGATCGGCTAACCAACGGGATCTGGAGGACGTTCTCTAGATCCAGTTCGGTCGGCGTATGGATTCCGACTTCGGTGCCGGGACGTCCCATCCGTCGGACGCGAAGCAGGCGAAGCTGACGACGGTACACGCGTTCGCACTCACGACAACGCGACTGCATGTAGAGGCCGCCGTTGATATTGTCGCGGTACCAAAAGTCCGCGGTGATGGGATGCTCCCGATGACAGTGACGGCACCGGGCATATCCGAAAGGCATGTAACTCCTTTCTGGGTGGGTTCGGGAATTTCCTACTTGGTCCGTCTATTATACCGGACCGCGCGACTCAGCGCTACTTAGATTTCGCGACGGGCCACGTGCAACGGCCGCTCCCGCAAGGGAATTCGGCCGTTGGACCTGGTCGCGTCAAACGCTTACTGCCAGACCCCTCGGGGACCGTACTCAGAGGTGCCGTTCACTGCGATCCAGACGATTTCTTCGTCGGCGTTGACTTCGTCCTCGTCAGACTCCGTGACGTCTACCAACTCGCGGTTCGACACCACGTTGTTGATGACGCCCCGAAGAGGGTATGAGGGTTGATAAGCGACGGCGACTTCAGTCTTGTCGTCGTACTGCTCGAGATATTCGATGAGCTCTCCGACGGTGTGGATACTCATCCTTTCAGCCCTCAACCATGGCGTCGTACTGGCTTAGCAGTTCGTCTCTGAGCGCGCGGAGCGACTCCTCCGTCCAATCGCACTCGGGACGTGGGATGGAAACGAACGTCTTGTAGCCCTCCGCCGTCCAGAGCGAGAGCGTCGCGTGTCCTTGGAAGGCGTAGTAGTGATCGACGGCGATGTCGATCTTGATCTTGTGGTCGCGCCGTCGAAGGAAAGCGCGCAGCGTACTTGTCTGCGCGGCCTGCCGTCCGGGATGGATTGCCTCTGAGACGTAAGTGCGCTCCGTGAACCAAGGTGCCATTTACTCTCCTTTGCTGTCTGCCGGATTGCGGTACGGGTTGACCGTGTACGTCGGATGGCCCGTGTATTCCGGGCGGTCGAATTGCTTGACGTTGGTGACGCAGACGAAGTCCACGTCCTCGCGTCCCTTCTGGTCGTCTGCGAAACGGTCCGCGTCGGAGCGGAGCGTGAAGCCCTCCGCCTCAATCGTGAGGCCCTCGTCCGTGAGGACGTGGATGATGACGATGTAGGTCATCAGCCAACTCCCCAGGGGCGTTCAAGCTGTCCCCAGGCGTCGAACATCTGGTTATGTGGGTACTCGTTTTCTCCTGTCGGCTCGTGCTCGTCCTCGCCGCATCCGCATGCGCCGGAAGGATCTTCCCAGGCGCCGTCAGCAGCGAGGTTGATGTTCTGGCCGCAGTTACGACAAACGGATTCCTTTGAATCCAATGGAACTCCTTTCTATGTTGACTCTGCCTAAGACCGAAGTCCCTGGATCGCGTCCAGAGGCTCCGGTCTTGGGGTTCGTCAGGGCAGGTTGAAGTACTCCGGACCGCAGAGCGAGAGGCATCCGTCGTCCCAGACGAGGAAGTAGCCTTCTGATTCGTACGCTTCGACGAACTCGTTGAATTCCTCGTCGAAGTCAATCCACTCGTCTGACGTCGCCGTCTGATAGACGTGCTCCGCACCGGGCACTGCTCGCGTTGACGGCGAATACTGCGTGCCGTCAACGACGATTGTTGCCTCGTTTGGCGCGAGCCTAGATTGGACGACGGCTATCGTGCGACTGAAGACTAGCCACGATTGCTGGGCTGGGGATAGTTCAGTTGTCATTTAGTACTCCTCCTCTGGCCATCCGAACTGATGTTCGTGCGACCGGGCGCCCGATCCTTATCTGGAGCTGGCCGTTCCGCTTCTTGCTGTTCGGCCTCTCTGTACTGCGGATCGTCGGATTGTCTGCGTACCGGCGCCTGTTCGTCGATATCAGGCTGATCATCGGCGCCGCACGGGTGCTCCTGCATCCAGCGGAGCGATCCCGACGTGCCGCAGTCGTTACAAGTGAATTGTCGATCGTCTGACACGATGCTCCTTTTTCAGTCGTTGAAGACGAGGATCTTGTACTTACTGTGGAGCGGCTCGTACTCCCAGTAGAGCACGTCGCCTTCAGCTGTGTGAGTGGCGATGAGCTTCACCGTCACGCTTTCCGCGGCAAGCCCGGTCTCGATGGCGAACTTCTCGGGGACTCGTCCAGGTGGAAATCCTAAGTTAGACGCCTCTGCCACGAACGTGTTTGCGTTGGAGCCCAGATGAAATGATTCTCCTGGGAAGACGATCACAGCCCCATCCTTTGCTTGGTCTCGACGAGCCGCAGAAGCCTCTCGACCTCGATGCGGGCGTCCACGGCTGCGACCGGGAAGGTCACGTCCGTGCGGCCCAGCTCTCCGGAGAGCCGGAGGATGACTTCGTACTGCTCTTCGCTGGCGGGCTGGTGGCGATCGGGTGCTACGAATCGATCGTCCCAGGCCCACTCTTTCGCGTTCTTGACGCGAGACGCGTTCTCATAGTTCATATGAGAAGCCATGGAGGGTACTCCTTTCTTTGGGGTTCAGGATTTGACTCTGCCTAGCGCCAACGTCCGCCTCCTGAGACGGGCGCTGGCGTTGGGGTTCGTCAGCGGAGGGGGACGATTTCGTCGAGTTTCTGATCTAGCTCAATCGGATCCATCTCGCCTTGCTTGTACGCTGTCGCGAGTTTCGCAAACTCCTCACGGATCTTTTCGGCGGGGGAGAGCGGCGGGTCTGAGAGGCGCGGGATGACCGGTTCGGGGACGTTGAACTCGATTCCATCCTCGCCGTACCTGGCGTTGTAGATCATTGCCGTTGCGCCTTCGATGAACGCAAAGATCGTCTTGATTCTCTCGATTCTCTCCATCTCCTTCTCGGAGCGTTGATAGAACTGATCTACGATTGTGTAGACGTTGAAGTACAAGCCGTCGCCACTAGACGCGAGGAGCCTGTAAACCTTCTCACTTCCGAGGAAGTCCTCGAAGTTTCCGACGACTCCGTCGAATTCTGCGGAACTAATTTCGTTGAAATCCTCGAAGATCGCCTCGACGTCCTCGTCTCTGAGGTCGTCATCGAACTTCCGTCGGTCTTTGGCGAGGACCTTGAGAATCGTCGTTCGGAGACGACGTTCGTACTCACTGGCCATCTGTACCTTCCCTTCCGCGTTGTTTTTAGTGACTCTGCCTAGCCTCGCGGCCCAACCGTCCGTGGCGGGCCGCGACGCTGGGGTTCGTCAGGCGCTCGCTTCCTCGCAAGCAAGGTCGAACAATGCCGTTTTCGTCGCCGTCCTGCTCCCATACGGTGTCTTGTAATACGATGGCTGAGAACAGGGCGTCCCTTCGGCTGCCGTAAACAACTCGATGACGCAGGTGATGCGGGTGCTCATTTAGGCCTCCGAGTTGAACGTGTTGTTGCCCGTAAAGTCCGGGTCGACCACCTTGTCTGCTTCGATCTCCTCTCCGAAGATCAGTCCCGACGCAAGCCGGGGTAGGACATAGCCGTCGAGGGTCCAGCCCGCCACGTCTTCACCGTCGATGACGCAGGTGCGGGTGGATGGATCCTCTTCAACTACCTTGTAGTTGTCTGGCAGGTATGGGCGCACGCTGTCGGCGGGCGCATGTACGAATGCTGCTCTCATTTGGTTGGTCCGTTTCGCTCTTCATACCGGTTATGCGCTGCGATCTTTCCCTGCGCTTCACCAATTTCCCTGACCAGGACGCCAGCTTCGTCATAGGTCAGCATGGCTGTAATGTTGAGTGCTGCGTCGATAAGCTGTAGTTCCACATATCGATGGTTTGGTGTGACCGTCGCTGATACGTCCATTTAGTCCATCCTCCTACTTGCGCGGCTAGGCATCTTGATCCCTTCGGATCTGCCGGGCTAGCTTCATCTCGATGGTCCGCCGCTTCGCCTCGGGGCTCCGCTTGCGGTCGCTCGTGGACTTCTTCATCCTGCGAACGCGGACGTGCTTGTGGCTAAGCGAGTTCATCGTTTCCCCATCGTCTGGATGGTGATGCGACCGTTCGCCTTGAGATAGGCGATGTAATCTGCGACGGCGTTTGGCCGCTCGCGGAGTTGACGCTCTGCGTGGAGGCGCTTGGCCTCCTTGGCAATGCGGTCATTGACGACCTTCATTGCGTCCCTCCTTCTTTGGGTTCGGGGGTTGGACTAACTCGCTGCGGGAAGGAGCTTGACGTTCTGCGGAACGAACAGCTGGTTGACCAGCTTCTTGCCGCGATGACGCGCCTTCTTCTGCGCGCGCTTGGACTGCTTGGGGGTCATTAGACCCTCCCTTCCTGGGTTGACTGACAGGCGCACGGGGCTGACTCGCGCCAGCCCCCGCGTCTGCCCGCCTCAGACGGATTCGACGATGAGAAGGATTACGGCAACTTCGATGAGGACAAGGGCTATGAGGATGAGGAGTCCTGCCATCAGTTGACCTCCAGCGCGCGCAGCCCGCAGTAGACGGCCAGAGGACGCGCGTCCTCGAGGGACATGGGTGCAGGGGTGAAGCCGATCCAGAGCGAACCGTGAAGAAGCAGGTACGTGTAGACGCCCTGAGCGATCACGTGCGCACGGAGCTGTGTGGCATTGAGATGTTCGAACATCTCTCCTCCTTGGGGGTTCGGGATTCATCTGACGACGCGTCCGCGCTTCTTGCCGTTCTTGGAGCGACGGCGGCTGGAGCGCTGGACGCGCCGGGGGTTGTCTACCTTGTCGCTCCATCCGTTGACGTAGCCGTCGCCGTCAGGGTCCGGGTCAGCGACGTACTCGCTGAGCTTTCTGATCCCTCCGACGCTGTACGTCGTCAGCGGGTCCGCGCGACGAACACGTCCGCTGCGCTTCCGCTTCCAGAGGAACTCAGAGTCGATTTCGTGTTCCTTGCTCCGGTCACGGGGAGGAGCGTTGTTCTGCTTGACGCGACGCTTGAGCTTCCGGTCAAGGACGTAGCCATCGATCATGACGATGGCGGAATGTGGCCGCCTGGGCCGCGCGGGCCGTATGGCCTCTTCGTTCCGAGTACCATTTGGTACCTCCTCTTGGGGTTCGGGACTAGGCTGACTCCACCTAGCGCAGGCGCCCGCTCATCGCACTTGCGGGCGCCTGCGTTGGACTTCGTCAATCTAGGGGGTCTTTGACGACGACGGTGGGATTTGAGATCCCTCTGACGATCTCTGAGACGTACTTCGCATCGCTCGCCTGCCGCTGAAGGTTCAGCAACCGCCGGAGCCCATCGCCGTCAGCCGTGATACAGGCATCTGGGAACCGCTCTGACGCGATGGAGAAGTTGACGCTCGCATCGTCCGACAGCTCTCGGAGGATGACGTCGATGAGCCGGGACTGGCGGGCGTTGAGGTCCCGAAGCGCGTTGGCGATTCCGGTTGCCTCGTACTGGTACGCGTCCGTGCCCGTCTGGCCCGTCGCTGACCTGAATTGCTGCTCGTCCATCTTGATCCTCCTTGGATCGTTGGGGGGTTCGGGAAGATGGAGCCCGGGGACTTGAACCCCTACCTGGAGCCGCCGGTTTGGCCGCTCCAGGCTCCTACCTGGAAAGCTCCAATCGCTGAACGTTTTTCACGGGGCGCTACTCCCAGAGCCTCAACGGTCGTTCGCTGGCCGCGCGCTTTGTTGCGCAGTGCTCTCTGGCAGGCTGTATGTCTATGGGTCGACCCGGATGGAGGGGTCCTTGACTCCCGCGGCCCTGGCCGCATCAACCTGCGGTCCTGCCGCGACAGGGCTCCACCACGCGCACGTGGTGAGCTTCCAGAGATCGCCGCTGACTCCCCGCTTTGGCCGGGTGACCCTCCTGGGGTCCCCTGGGCCTCACGTACCGCCAGGCTACAGTTCGTTTCCATCCGCGCGCGTGGCGCGGTCGCTGGAAGCTCGCTCCCAATCGCCTGTCCCTCCAGTTACCCTTGGCTGGAGCGCCCAACCCCGGCTGACACCTACGGTGGACGTTCAGGACTCCGGCCAGCGGTTGAGTAGCCGCTTGGCCCCTGTTATCTGACGGGCTCTGTGGGTCCCCAGCTCCCGGTTCTGACGGTCTGCTGGGGCGGCAGGCCCCTGTGACGCGAGTGGCGGATCTGACTATGGCCTGCGCCCTGCGACGCGATGGGCGGATCTGCGCCCTGCGACGCCGATGGCGGATCTGGCCGGATGGCTCCTTTCTGTCGCGGGTGCCGGAACGGTGACCGGCCTGGCCCGGCGCTGACGCCCGGAGGCCCCAACGCCCGGCCAGGCCGGGCCGCGGCTGGCGGCCCGGCTGGCGCTCGAGGGCTAGCTGGCCCGGAGGACGAGCTTGGCGAGCGGGAACGTGGGCTCCGGCGCTGGCGCGACGCGCGGGCGCCGGATGATCTCGCGTTCGCCTGCCGCGGCTGCCCGCGCGTTTTCCGCGCGATACTCCTTATCGCAGGAGATGCAGCGGGACCGGACGTGGCGCGCGCCTGGGATCGCGTTGAAGGGATAGAAGCCCTCTGCGGGAAGGGTCTCGCCGCAGTAGCGGCAGTCCGCGGTGGCGCCGGGCTCTAGCACGTCGTAGGAAGCCATTAGGCTCTCCTTTTCTGCCTCCGCTCTCGCGCGCGGCGGGCGGTGGCTAGCGGGATTAGGTTACGCCTGCAAGGCTACGCTCTCCTCCGTTCGGGGTCTATAGACGCGAGGGTAAACGTCGCGCGCCCGGGTTATCCGTTCCGTATAACGCGCGCCGAGCCTCGTCCTAGGAGGCGCACACCCGCGAATTCCCTCGGAGAGATGCCTAGGAGGCTTCCTCGCCGACTTCCGTGGCGCGCTCGTGCTACGGGTTCGCGCGCGCGAGTCGCTGCGCACGATCGAGGAGGATCGGCCGGACGGGTCAGAACGCGCGTGGCGGGGGTCGGGACCGGCGCAGCAGTGGGAATTTGAAGCAGTCTTGACCCTTAGCGCGAGGCGAAAAATCGTGTCAGGTTGAGTCGTGTCTTGGCTCAACGGGGCGTGACGTGTCTTGTCCGTCAAGTCAAGTCTTGGCGCGTCCCGGCGAGTCATTTTGCGTCGCATCGCGTCTCGTCCGTCTCGTCGAGTCCGTCTGATTCCGTCACGACTCGTCGTGTCTCGTCGTGTCGCGTCGTGTCGCGTCTGGCCGTGGCTGGTCATATCCGTCGCGCCATGCCTCGTCGTGTCATGTATGGTCCGGTCCGGTCCGTCCTGTCATTTCTTGGCGCGTCCCGCCACTTCCCGTCAAGCCTTGTCTCGTCCGTTGAGCCGTATCGAATCAATTCCTATCGCGCCGAGCCTTGTCAGATCGAACTTGTCGTGTCCGTCGTGTCGCGGCGAGTTTCGTCCGGTCACGTCCGGGCGTATCTAGTCCCGGCTTGTCCGTCAGATCTCGTCGGGTCCCGTCTCGTCTCGTCCCGTCGGATCCTGTCTCATCCTGTCGCGTCTATTATATCCGAGGCGGAAGGGGACGTCCGTCAAATTTCCAGTGACGAGTCTCGAGGCGAGGATCTAGCTTGATGACATCCGGGACGTTCTGTATCGCGAGCTGAAGGGCCTTCGCCTCCGCCCAGGTCGCGGGGCGGTCAGAGACGATGCGGTAGACCCCTCCGTCCTCCGGGTAGAACTTGATCACGAAGGACCTCCGGTCGCGCCACCAGGTCTTGAAGATCTCGTAGGCGACGATTCCCAGAAATCCACCAAGGATCAGCCAAAGTGGGTTCATTCTTCTCCTCCTTCATTCTTCCGTGGGGGGTGCGAGCTTCTTTGGGTCGCCCGGCGCGAATTCCGTTCCTCCCGCCGAGATGACCTTGAAGACCGGGTGGCACTCGTACCATCCGGCGTGCCCGAAGTCGCGGACCTTGGTGCAGAGGAGTTTGAGCACCTCGCCCACGTAGAACCGCTCGGGCCTTGGATCTTCGGGGACGAACTCCACGACGGTCAGTCCGTGCTGTCCGCGGACGTTGGCTGCGTTGATCCACGAGTTGGGCGGAACGCCTTGAACGATCCCGTTGACGTGGACGTCGCCGTCGTGCTCCAAGCGCCAAGCCACGACCTGGAATTGAATCACCTGACAAGTTGCCACCACGTGCAGGCGCGAAGGATCGTACACGTGTCGCAGCGGAGTGCCGGAGCACGAATCCCCCGAAGGTGCAGTGAGGACGAGGATCCCACCTATGATCGTGACTATCCCAGTCATCAGCCAACCCTTGACCGGGATCGCGTCCCACCACTTTGCGATCCGCTTCGGGAAGCTCATCCTGGAATTACAATCCGCAGTACTCCACGAGAAAAACAGCTCGGAAGTAATTGAGGATCGCCTCGAGGATCATCATCAGGGATTCGCAGAGGAGTCCCCACATCCCCATCATCCAGGCGGTGACTCCCATCACTTCGAGCGGAGTCACTTGTCCTTCTTCCGGTACGGCGTGTTGGGCTGGCGCTTCATCGCTCCGTGCTCCGCGCACCGCGGGACGTAGCCGTCGTTCTGATCCGGGAGGAGGAAAACTCTCTTGTGGAGCGTCCCGTCCTTGTCGTAGCAAACGTAGGCGCGTCGTTCTTTCATGCTCCTAGCCTCCGGGGAAACGTTTTTTCTGATTCCTCATTCTCCGGTATCGCCCAGATCTTTCCATCCTCGTCTTCAAGTGCGGGCACGTAGCGCGGATTACCGTGAACGGAGGTTTCTATGTTCGTGGTACCCCACACGTATGCCGTTGTCTGGCCAAGACCATGCTTTTGCATCGCAAAATCCTGTGCGCAATACGATCTTGGGGCGAGACGCTTCTGTCCTATGGGACCTCGTTTTACAAGGTCTTCCGTCGCCACGTGCGTTGCCTTGTAGTAGCCGGGAAGCATGTGGATCCCATCAAACCAAAGTCCCGCGCTTTCTTCGCAATGCTTGGACGTTCGTTCGGCCACTTCTAGGCGGTGAGGGGTGGCCTCCTTGAACTTTTTCTTGCGGTCGTGCACGTCAAGCTCCGTGTAGAAAAGCGAGAGCGGGATGAAGATCGCCGCGTAGATGCCTAGGTAGGAGTTCCTTAGCACAACGGCAGCGACACTGAGGACTAACGAAAAGACTAGCCACGCGACGACAAAGCGCGGAAGGTACGTTCTGGATTCTCTTTTTACGGAGAGTTCTTTCTTCACGTAGGCGAGTATAACAGACGTTGCGTTTTACCACTCGGATATAGTTGCCGCCATGGCCAAAGACGACACCACGGACGAAGAGACTCCCGTCGTGGAGGAACCGGCCGCTCCCGTTGCGGATCCGGGTCCTTCTCGGCCAATGAGTCCTCTCAGTCCCTACGCGAACGACCCCTATCGGGGCGTACCCAAGCCTGAACAGCATCTCTAGCAGGCGGAAGATGATTTTCGGGGGCGGCGATCAAATTCGCGAGGCGCTGCGCGATCAGAACAAGAAGCTCACCTCTCACGACGTCTCTCTGACCAAAATAGACAAACGGCTTGCCATTTTGGAAGACCTCAATGATCGCAAGAAGGCGCGTTGGGACTTTTGGATGGTGAAGATGGCTCCGGCTTTGGGAGGCCTGGCCATCGTCGTGACTCTGCTCAACCAGGTCTTTCACGTCTGGCATTGAGCGGCTCCCGGACCATATAGTACGATTTCGCCTCAAACGGTCGTCGGCCTAGTGGGCATCAGTGCTCGGGTTATGGGCAGATTCTCTTCGTCGTCCCGTTTGGCGCGGGGCGTGACAATTTGGGGTGAGCATGGATTTAGTTGAACGCCTCGCGTGGTTAGAGGCAAGAACGCTTCAAACGCCAGCCATAGCGAAGGACTTCCGCGTGATCGAGATGCAACTCTCGCGCGCGGAGGATAAGGTGATGCGCATTGGCAGGTCAGCCTCGTGGACGCGGGCGGACCTCGCGCTCTGGAAGACGGAGGACTTGTAGGATGGACGAGCAGGTCAGGACGGTCTATCTCGAGCGCCAACGCAGCGTTCACGTGGAAGAAGGAGCGGGAACCTACGGAAAGCGGAACGGCGATGGCGTTCCGCGTCTCTACATAGAGGTTCGGAACGAGTTGGGAGAAGTCGTCTACGAGACGTGGCAGAACGGCCCGCTTGATCAGTGGGATCGCACCACTCTCTACTTTGACAGGGTTGCTGTAGATGGCGACGGGCACGAAATTGGCTACTCGCTCTGGAGCTGAGCGGAACCTCGAGCGTCGCCTCCAGAGGATGGAGGAACGTCTGGACCGCTTGGAGCGCCTGGCCTACCTCGCGTACGTGGAGATTCGTCAAGTTGCCGACTACGCCTACGTCAACGCACGGCTTGAGGTGGAGGGAGACGTCGTCAAGCGGATGCCAAAGATGGGCAAGCTTACGGACGGCGAGGCGATCAAGTTCGGGATGGACGGCGAGGACCTCGTCGCCCTAAAGTGGAAGCATCCGTTCCTCGTGGCTCGGTGTCGTCAGGAAGCGCTGGAGATCGCGAAGTACATCGCGGACGAACGCAAGCGCCTACCCGCTTCTCCGCAAGCGAACGAGGAAATCGCGTGAACGTGCCGAGTCCGCGACCGAAGGATTGCTTCTACTTCTGCCCGGAATGCTGGGCCAAGCGCAGAGTCAAGATGTGCGCCGTCGGCAATTTGACGTTGACCTTCGTCTGCGAGCTTCATGGACCTCAGCTCACGAAGCAAGCGTTGGAGTCGCAGCTCCTGGTCAATCCTCGGTAGTCGTGGCTGCGGAACGCTACGGCAAGGAGCACAGAGCGCTTCGGGCCAGATATCGCGCAAGCGTGGAGGCGGGTCTCGCGACTTGCGTTCGTTGCCTCGTCCCCGTCGCCCCTCCGGGAGATCCCTGTCCGCGGTGTGGTCGCGAGGTAGCGAAGGGGAATCCCACTCCTGGCTATTGCGGTTGGGACGTCGGGCACGACGACGTGGAGACTGGGATTCACACGGGCGTTGAACACGCCTGCTGTAACAGGCGTGCCGGAGGCCGCAAGGCGGCGCGCGTGGCGGCGGCGCGGAAGCGCGTTTGGTCTCGTCCTTGGCTACCTAGCTGATGCCGGACCTCAACGCAGCGGAACAGCTCGTAGTCTCCGGCATAGGCGCCACGGACTGGACCGGGGACGAAGCTCCCGCGGGCGGAGGTCACGCGGGAATCTCCGTCGTCACGATGACGGACGGAGTCACTCACGAGGTGGCCTATTCCATAGCGGAAGTAGCTCGACTCGTTCAGCACACTCATCCCGTTCCGCCTGGCTCGCCTCGTTGGGTCTCTTTTGATCAGCCCAACACCACCGAACGGATCGTCCTGAACACGAACCAGATCCGGTTCGTTCAAGAAGGTGCCACCTTGCTCTCCTTTGCGTTGCTCTTGAGCGAAACCACGTTTCTGAGCTCGGGGACGATCCTGCCTCTCAACCCTTCCTAGGAGGGACATGACATTTCCCAAGGTCCACAACGACGGCGAGGTGTGGAACGGCGCCGCCGTCACGGACCTAGAAGCACGCGCCTTTGCGGCGATGAGTACCGGGGTTTACGTTCAGCCGACGACGGACGACGCTCCCGGCATCAACTCGCAGCTAGCGGCGCAAGGATGGGTGGACCTGGGCGGCTATAGCTACCACGCCGGTTCGACGATCACGATCGGATCTGGCCAGGCCATCTGGGGACGGGGACAGAACAGCACGAGGATCACGGCCCTTTCTGGTGCCAACTGCGACATGATCCAGACGACGAACTTCTCGTCGCTGACCGGTACCAACAATCCCGGCGGCGCGACGGACGTTTGGACTCTCAATGGCATGACGCTTGACGGGAACAAGACGAACAACACGTCAGGCCGCGGGATCTCCTCTTACGCGATTGCGCCGGAGATCTCCAACGTCACGGTCAGAAACTTCGCCGGGCAAGGCATGTGGTGGGAAGGTCCTTCTACGGATCCCGGGGATTCCGGACGCAACCATCACATTCACGACATTCGCGTCTACCACAACAACGGGACGGGCGTGACGATTACCGCGTCAGATTCGTTCATGGATCTGTTTACCGTCTTCCAGAACGGGACGATTTTCGGCGATCCGAACGTCACGCAGGTCAACGTAGTTTCCGGCATCACGAAGCTCTCCAACGGCCACATCTGGGCGGGCGATAGTCAGTACAACCTCATCGTTCACAACGCCGAGTGCCACGTCAACAACTGCGAAGTTGAGGGTGCTCCGAATACGGTCGGAAACGGAAACGTCTCCGCTTCCGTTGCGGTCTTCGGTAACGGATTCGTGATGACGAACTGTTACCTCATTGGCAACAACCTCACGGATGCTCACGCTTTCCAGTTTGGCAACGGCACGGACGCGACGTTCATCGCGGAATGCTCCATCAGCGACGTGATCATGGAGGGCTTCAAGGGCGGAATTTGCGCCAGCTGGGGAGAAGGTCCCCACACGTCACACATCCAACTCGTTTGCTTCTCTCCCACCAAAGGTCAGATGACGGTTGACTGCGGCACGACTTTCCCGTCAGATTCCGTGATGGACTTGATAGAAACAAACGCCGGAGGCACGTTCTACTACCAGAATCCGGGTGCCGCGTCCTCCGTCTCTCACGGGTACACGTCCTTCTTGAACACGACCGGAAGCTGGACCGTTCCCGCAGGAATCACCGCGGCGCGCATGCGCGGGATCAGCGCGGCTGGTGGCGGTGCCGGTGGTGGTTCTACCAACTCCGCCAGCATTGGGCAAGTGGGAGGCTCCGGAGGAATGGGGGGTGAGGTTGTAGATCAGACCTTCGCCGTCACGCCGGGGCAGGTTCTCAACGTGACGGCGATCTCCACCGGCGGCACTGGAGGCGGTGGAGGAAGTTCTGGCGGCAATCCCGGCGTGGACGGGAACGCTCCAAGCGGAACGACGACGGTGACGTATCCCCCGGCAAACGTCATCATGAATTTAGGCTGGAACTTTAACCAGGCCTTTCATTCGAATGCGAACGTCTCTACGCCACCAGCTCATGGAACGTACGCGACGAACCTGACGAACTCTGCGACCAGTCCCGCTCCGGGCGAAGGAGCTTCGACGAACTTTGGAGGACAACCTCACTACGGTTGCATCGTGGGTGGAGGTGCAGGCGGGCAGGCAGCTTCCGCCTCCGGGTTGGGCGGAACGGGCGGCAGAGCCCAGCAGACCGTTGGAGGCGGCGTCTACCTCACGGGAATGGCGGGTGGAACTTTGGGGGGCTCCGGAACTGCAGACGGAGGTACGGGTCAGACCGCAACTCAGCCCGGGTGTGGCGGTGGTGGTGGCGGCGGCGCGGCGAACGGCGGCACTGGCGGTACAGGTGGCGGAGGAGGGCCAACGCTGTTAGAGGTTTGGTACTGATGGAAGAGCCAACCCACAAGCCACTTCTGGCGACGTTTCACGTTTGGGAGCCGTCTGACGACGCGGACGAGCGCGAAACCCAAGCGAAGCGCGAGGTCAGGGTCTATGGCACGCGACCGCTGGTTTCGTTTCGCGCACACAATGCCGGAGGAGAAGTGAACGGTCACGAGTTGACGGACGAAGAAGTCGCGCAAGGTTGGTACGACGCCGACGTGGCGGGCTATACCGCGGAACAACTCGACGCGCTTGAACGATGGGAAAAGCAACGCAAGATTCTCGCTGAAGCTCGCGCTATTCAACGCGCGCTTTTGCTAGAGAAAGACGAAACGGAGCATTCTTCGTGATAGAGGAAATCTCCATAGTTGCGTATGTCATTCAGCCTGGCGAGGACGCCGACTGGGAATACGTGCTGATGGATGAGCAGACGCAGACGATTTACCGCACTTGTCTCTCGATGGATTTCGCGATTCCTCCGGATCACGATCTTCTGACACGCGCTGCTACATTCTTGAAAGGCGCCGCCAGGGAGACGGTCCTTTCTGCGTTGGCTTTCGCTCACGTCATCGGAGAAGCCTTCCGCTGAGAATCCTCCATGATAACCATCAGCGATCGACTCACTACCACTCTGGCGGGAGGCGATTGGCCGAAGATCGACTACGCGCCTCCGCGCTACGAGACGATCCCCGAAGTCGGCGAAAGAGACGTAGAGCTGGAACAATTCGCCCTGTACCTGACGGGCGAAGCGGGCCTCGTGTTGGATCCCTGGGAGGAAGACGTCCTCCTGAATTCGTTGCGCGTCCGACCGGACGGACAATGGGGCGCGCTGGAAGTTGGCGTCTGCGTTCCGAGGCAGAATGGAAAGAACGCTATCCTAGAGGCCCGGGAACTGATCGCCCTCTTTGTGGACGAGGATAGGTTTCCGAAGGTCGCCGCCGGTTTGACAGTTCACACGGCTCACGAAGCCAAGACGGCCCACGAAGGGTTTGAGCGTCTCTCAGGTCTGATTGAAGGTACCCCGCGACTGAATGCCAAGGTCCGCGCGCATGGCATCCGAAGGTCAGAAGGTGGCGAAAGCATTCGCCTTCTCAACGGGCGCCGGATTCGTTTTCGCACGAGAACCTCCGGAGGCGGTCGCGGTCTTTCCGGGGACCTTCTTCTCTTCGATGAGTCCATGATTCTGCTTCAGGCCGTTCACGAAGCAGTTTGGCCAATCGTCACGGCGCGCGTGAATCCTCAGATCTGGTACACCGGATCTGCGGTAGACAAGCGTCAGCCTTTGATGGACGAGCACGGGCTCGTCTTTTCGCGCGTTCGGAAGCGCGGCATCCAGGGCGATGCTGACCTTTACTACGTGGAGTGGTCTCTCCCGTACGAAAATCCGGACGAAGTCACGGCGGACGTCGCCGAGTCTCCGGCGTCGTGGGAAAAGAGCAATCCAGGACTTGACGTTCGCCTATCGCGTCGCGTCATCGCCGTCGAGCAGCGCTCCCTCTCTGCTCGCGGCTTCGCGCGCGAACGCTTAGGAGTAGGCGACTGGCCTGACCCGGACGCGGGCAACCAAGTGATCAACGAGGCTGCATGGGCAGCGGCCTGCGTGGACACGACGTCCCAGATAAACGGGACCGTCTGCTTTTCGGTGGACGTGTCTCCGGACCGTTCCCGCGCGGCAATCGCGGTTGCAGGACGAAACGCGTCCGGGAAAGACCAGATAGAAATAGTGCGGCGCTTCCGCGGGACGGGGAAGGTGCTTCCCACCTTGATGGAGCTGGTAAACCATCACGGTCGCCGAAGCGAAGTGGTAGTGGAAGGCGTTGGTGCAGCGGCAAGCTTGGTACCCGGGATGGAGGCTGCGAGGCTGAGGGTAGTCCTCGTGACTCGGGGGGAGCATGCTCGTGGGTGCGGGATGGTGTACGACGGAATCACGGGAGATCCCGGAGCGGGAATAGAACCTTCGCTCAATCACCTCGGGGATCCCGCCCTGAATGCGGCGGTGACAGGCGCGGCCAAAAGTCCGCTTGGGGACCGCTGGTGTTGGAGCAGAAAGGATTCCAGCATTGACATCTCACCATTGGTGGCCGCAACGCTCGCCCTCTATGGATTCTTGCGAAAGAGACAAGAAGGAGCTGGAGTCTTCAGCGCGGAGGAGATCATGGGAGGAGACGTCGACGAACTCGATGAGTTTGAAGACGACGACCTTCCGCCTCTTGATGAGGAGGATCTCAATGACGACGATCCCGATTAGTCCGCTTGAAATCGCTCAACTATGCCACGACGCAAAGTTCTTTGGAATTGATCTGACGGAAAGACACGCCGATCAGTTGCTTCGGAAGACGACTGATCGGGAACTCTTGGTAGACATCCTTTTGATGACGAATCGGCCAGACTGGCTGACCAAGCTGCTTTCCACGTGACTCCTACCCGCGATCACCTCGTAGTTGGTCCGCAGTTCGACACTGGCACGGCTACGGAACCGGCACCAAGGGCGAACGTCTGGGAGAACGGCGGAAATCCGCACGCCCCAGACTACGGAGTGGGGTCGCCCGTTGCATCGCGCGACGACTGGTTTGGCAAGGGCGACGCCTTCATTCCCGCGCTTTGGCCGTGATCTACGACGTCGTCATAGACACGTTTCTCGAGGAGAACGTCAAGAACGCCCTCGCCGTTCTCGGCACCGGACGCTTGTTGTTAGACAAGGACGATCCAGAGGAACCCTTCCTCCTAGGTGACGAGGCCTACTTGGTCGTTCGCATCAAAGATCAAGATCCCGTTGCCTTTGCCCGCGAATTGGAGCGACGCGTGTCGTTCATGCGCATCGTGAAGGTCGTGGACAGAACCCCAACGAAGGAGTAATAGATGACTGTTACCGGAACTGACGCCTATGGGACCTACGTGGACACGGGCGTAGGCGTCGCACCCACGCCACGAGCAAACGTGGAGATCGAATTTCACGTGGTCCCGCCAGAGTCAGACACTGGCTCAAAGAACACCATCGCTCAGACGACTGCCAGTCACGTCGGCCATCGGCCTGCCAACAGTCCGCGATGACGCAAGCCAAGAAGTCGTCAGAGAAGGCGCCTTCTGAGTCGCCTTCCGAGGAGAAAGCGGCGGCCCCCAAGAAAGAAGAAGAAGAGAAGAAGCACGCCTTCCATCTTGGCGGCACGATCAGCACCGTTAAGGTTGGTCAGACGCAGACGTTGGGCGCTCCCCGGCTCGAGACTCCGGAGAAGAAATCAGAGCTTTCTCTCAAAGAGTTGCCTCGAGACGAGGAGCCGAAGTCGGAGACCCCAGAGGAGAAGCCGGAGCCCCTCAAGCGCGAGGAACCAGAGCATCAGAAGTCTTTGGAGATCGCGTCGTCCGCGGCTACCGAAACGGTGGTTCCAAACGTCGTTCCCGAAAAGGTTGAGTTCCGGGAAACGACGATGAGGACGATGATATTCGCGGCCAAGCCGCCGAAGCCTTCTCCCCAAACTCCAGTCTCGTCAGACGTGCTGGAGTTGTACAACCACGTTGCTTCGAATCCCGTAGATTCGCACGCACCCGCTTGGACCCCCCACGTCCCGAACAGTCCTTGAGGTCATCATGATCAATCCCAGCGAAGACAGTGGCATCGCCACGATTCCCGCTGCTCGTCCGTCTACCTTCACGCCAGTCTCGTACGTGCAGGCCGGGGGACTTCTCGGTCGTCCCCTTGACGCCGTTGACACGGGATCGGCTACCAACCCCGCTTCCATCGCGAACACGTTTGACAATTTGAACATCGTTCCGGTCACCGTAGATCCTGGTTCTGCCTGATGTCAATTCTGTTGGAGCTGGTAGGCCTCGGGCTAGTTTCCTGGGGCGTAGGTCTTTTGCTAGGCGCCGCGGCGGGAATCATCTGCGCGGGCCTGGCCATCTTGTTCGTCGGTAGCGTGACCGACGACGCCCTCGTGAAGATTCGCGCCAAGCGCAGCGTCGCTCGCGTGCGTTACGGATGGTGGAAGCAAGTCGTTAAGGAAAACGAGCGACGCAGTGGATCTCCTCATCCTCCGCTCCACGTAGATCCAGAAGCTCAAGCGATGGCAGACCGATTGGCCGCGGCGAGGACAGAACGTGCCAAAGTTCGCGACCGTACGCCCGCGCTGCGTCGCTACGAAGACAATGGGGAGGACATCTGATGGCAGCAACCTATAGCCCCGCGGCCCACACGGCTCCCGAAACTGCAAAGATCGGGACGGCTAGCGTCACCGGGCTTTCCCCCGGACGCGTCTTCACTGCACTGAACGACCAGTGGGCTCCAACGACCATCTTTTTGCCAACGGGGACGACTGCAGACGGATTTCCCGGTGGGATGGTGCCTTTCACGACCGGAACCGGCGCCGTCACGTAACCAAGGGGGAATCGTGTCCCTAGTCAGACGGGCAGCGGCGCTCCTCGCGGAGCAGCGTGCCGGTAACCCGGCACTCCCTTGGGGCGACTCGACCCCGCCGCCGCCCTCTCTCATAGCTTCGAATGCATCTGGCATTCCCGTCACTCAAGTCACCGCGGCGGGAATCACTGCCGTCTACGCTTGCTGTTCGCTCCTCGCGGATTCCGTGGCGAGCCTTCCGATTGGGCTCCGGAACGGACCTGATTGGAAAAGCTCCAAGCCGTTGCCGGAATCCCCGCTTCTCAAGAAGCCGTACGCGGAGATTTCGCGGCGAGACTGGTGGATCGGATTCATCTGGGCCCTCGCCTTGCGGGGCAACTTCTACGGCCTGATCATCGAGCGCGGCGACAATGGATTTCCCGTTCAGATCAAGCCGATTCACAACGATGCCGTTCAGATCTTTCGGGATCGCACGACGGGTCGTCTGATCTATCGCTTCTACGGCGAGGAAGTTCCCTACCAGAACGTCATGCACGTTCGCTATCAGACGATGCCGGGCGAGATCATTGGGCTGAATCCCATCCAGCTCCTCAGCCTCACGTTCGGGAACGCGATTGCAAAAGAGCGATTCGTGGAGTCCTTCTATCTCAACTCCGCGAACCCAATGGGCGTCATTCAGGTTCCCGGCTATCTGGAGCGGAAAGAAGTCCGGAAGATGATCCGGAGCTGGATTGCCGCTCATCAAGGCTTGAGCAAGGCGAACCTCCCGGCCGTTCTGACGGAAGGCGCGGAGTTCAAGCCCATCACGATCTCGCCGCTCGATTCGCAGCTTCTCGAAGCTCTCCAGTTCTCAGATTCTCAGATTTGCGGGCGCATCTTCCGCGTTCCTCCTCACATGGTTGGAATGACGGAACGCGGGATGGTAGGTGGTCGCGGGATTGAGCAGTTGGAGCGCCAGTTCTTTGCGAACACGCTCGTGGGCTATCTGGAGATCGGGATGGAGGCCCTAACGACCTGTCATCCCGCCGGACAGTACGTCCATTTCAACACGACCGCCCGGACTCGTGGCGCGACGTTGGAGCGGGCGCAAGCGGGTGCGCTCGGGATGAACTCGGGCTTCTTCGTCGCGGACGAGGTGCGAGACTGGTTTGACCTCGCACCGCTGCCGGACGGCAATGGTCAATACACCTACTCGCCGATCAACACCCAGCTTCTCGATCAGGCCCTTCTGACGCTTAAGCAGATGAAGGCCATGCCGCCGCCGTCTACGGACAGTGGCGCTCCACCGCGGCCGGGAATGCCTCCGAAACCCGGAAACCTTCCGGTACGAAAGCCGTCACCAAACGGCATTCAGCGCGGCGAGAATGGGAACGGAAACGGTGAGATGACTGTTGAAGAGGCCTGGTTCATCGTCCAGTCCGCGGTCGCTCAAGCGAAGCGTATGGAGTACTCCGCTCAACTCGCAATGCGGCTACGGCAAGACGAGGAAGAGTAGTGCCGTTCATAATCAAGCGTACGGACGCTTGTCCGGCGTCGAAGCCGTTCGGCGTCTTCACGGAGACTGCGCACGGTTCCGGAGTGTCGAAGGGTTCTCCTCATGGCTGCTTCCCAACAGAAAGCGCAGCGCAAGCACAACAAAAGGCCTTATACGCAAACGTCCCTGACGCTGGTCGTTCCGTAGCACCATCGCCGCCTAACCTGCATCAAGCCGACCCCGGAGCAGCCGAGCGCTGCGGTTCTTGCAAGATGTTTGACGCCGACGAAGGCGTTTGCTGGGGCTACGGAAATGTCCAAGTCGAACCATCAGAGGTTTGCGATTCCTACTCACCAGAGCCCGCCGCCCCTGAGGCCAAGTCGGGATCGGAGGTACCCATGACTGCAACCGCCATTCCCGTCTCTGCGCCCAACACTCTTGAGTGGCGGCGCGAGCGCGCTCGATCCTTGTCGGAAAGTCAGAGGAAGCGCACGGAAACGCGGGAGGTCCACGTACCACTGGAGCTTCGCGAGGGAGACGAGCCCAACAAGCGTTTGCTTCGGTCCTATGCGTCGCTCTTTGACGAGCCCTATGGAGTTCGTACCGCGGGGTATCGCTTCGAGGAGGTCGTTCGTCCCGGTGCCTTCAAGCGCACTTTGGGGATGAGCCCGGACGTCGTCTTTCGCACGGAGCACGGCGGTCCGCCGCTCGCGGCCACGTGGAGCAATGACCTTCGCTTGGGAGAGGACGAAAAAGGCCTCTGGTACGAGGTTGACCTTGACACGAAGGATCCGGACGTCCAGTCGCTCATCGCGAAGGTGGAGCGTGGGGTCTACCGCGAGTCAAGCTTTGCCTTCCGAGTTCCGCGCGACGGCGACCGTTGGAACGACGAGCACGATTCTCGGGAGATCTTGAACTGCGAACTCGATCGTGGCGACGTGAGCGTCGTTACCTTCGGGGCTTCTCGCGCCACGGGACAGCACATGCTTCTCCGCTCCGAAGAGGTGCTCCGCGAAGTAGGTTTCGAGGCGTTCCTGGCGGCCTTGGTCGAATGGCGCAACTACACACTCCTCTCGCGGGAAGAGCGCGTTGGAAGGATCATCTCCGCGCAGTCCATGGACGTTTTGGGTCAGCTCCTCAGCCTCGTCGCCAACGCGGACGACGCGATAGACGAGGCAGAGGCGATGCTCGCGGACTTCATGGGAGTCCCGAACCCAGACGAGGACTACAGCGAGGACGAGGCTGACGGGCCAGACAACGACGCTCATTCCGGTTCCGTTACCGGTTCGGAACAGCTTCAGCACCTAGGTCGCGGTGAGGAGAACGAAGGCGACGAACTGGATTTGTACGAGGAAAGTGACGACGATGAGCGCGCCGCGCTCACGACGAAGGCACGCAATGCGTTGCCCGCAAGTGCATTCGTGTTCCCGAAGGAGCGGCGTTACCCGATCCACAACATCTCTCACGCTCGCAACGCACTCGCTCGTTCTTCTGGGAAGCCGGAAGAGGCCGCGGTCAAGCGAGCCGTCTACAAGAAATATCCGTCGTTAAGGCCTAGTAGCCGTGCTGAACTCGTCTCCAACGAGCCAGATTTCCTCGTTGATCTGCGACTCCGGAGGATCTCGTGAGCACGACCTTCTTGTCGGAAGACCTGGGCCTAGAAGAGACCCGTTCTCCGCGGGTCGCGATCACCAGAGAGCCACTGACGTACGAAGCTCACCTCGTGCGGGATCGCTCGGCGGTGAAGACTCGCGGCCTTCGCGCGATTCCTACGCGGAACGACCGCTCCTACGTGCGCGACTTCGTCCTCTCTGAGGTCAACGGAGACACGGAAGCCCGAGCGCGACTTCATCAGCATGCACGCGAGATGCGGATCATGGCGGAAACCCGCACGCAGAGCTATGCGGACGGAGCGATTTACGACTACGAGGAACGGACCGTCAGCTGGACGAACGGCGCGGGCGGGTACTTCGCTCCTCCTCTTTGGATCATCGAGCAGTTCGCCGTCCAGCCCACTCCGGAGCGCGTCCTCTCGCGACTCGCGCCGGTCTTTGACTTGCCGGAGGGTGCTCAGTCCGTGAACCTTCCGCGTTTGACGACTGGTCCGGAAGTGGGGCTCACCCAAGTTGGCGCTCCGGCGGTCTCGAGGGACGACGCGGACTTTGCGGTTTCGTCTGCCGTGGCAACGATTGCCGGGAACTTCGACGTCCCCATGCAGATGCTGGAACAGTCTCCGCAGGGCGCTCATTTGGACTGGGTTGCGTTCACGGCGATGGAGGCCCGTTACGGCTACAAGCTGGAGCTTCAACTGATCAACGGAGTAGGAGCAACGACTCCCCAAGGCTCAGGCAACAATCAGCTTCTTGGGATCCTCAACAACACGGCGATCCCGACCGCGAACGTCATCACGTACACAGACGCTACGCCGACGGCGGCGAAGTTGATTCAGGTTCAGAGTAGTCCTACGACTGGCGGCGCGATCCCTCAGATGATTGCTCAGATCGGGAACAACCGCTTCATCCCGCCGGAGTTCTGGCTGATGACGACTTCTCGCGCAGCGTGGATCGCCCAGGGTGAGATTTCCATGTTTCCGCTTGCCGTCTCGAATCAAACGGGACCTGGCAAGTTTGATTTGCTTGCCTATCCGGTAGAGCAAGACGACGCAATCCCCGTGAATCTGGGAGCGGGAGCGAATCAGGACACGATCATCTGCGTTCGTCCAACGGACTGGCTGATTTGCGAGTCTGAGCCGAAGACGAACGTTTTCACGGACGTTCTGAGCGGCACCCTTCAGGCTCGCCTTCAGTATCGACGCTATGTGGCAGCGCTCTTGCGCGAACCGACTAGCGTTGCGTACGTCACCGGCACGGGCATGGTCGTTCAGTCCGGATTCTGATTGATCTTCATTCAAATACCCTCCTTTGAGGGCCTCTAGGGGTCGATTCCGACCCAAAACGGCTCAACTTGAGCCGAAATCTCGCCAAACGGCGCCACGCCTGGAGGAGGCCTGGGACAAGTCCGATGGTGTCCAACAACATGCGACCAAGGAGTCGTTATGCCATCACAGTTGGAGGACCTTCAGACACGTCAGTCTGACCTCCTGACCCAAATCCGCAACCTCGCGGAAGAGCGGGATCGTCTCTACAACGAGTTTCAAGCTCGCGTGAACGGCGATTCTCGTCCGTCTGACGAGGAGATCACTCGCTTCGAGGCGCGCAGGAATCACGTCGACGAAGCGGTTCGTCCGTCAGACGACGAGGTCCGGGCGTTCGAGGCGCGCATGAACGCGGGGCCGTCGGACGACGAGGTCCGGGCGTTCAATGCCGCGCACGCGGAGCGCCGGAACGCCATCCGCGATCTCTACAAGCAACTCGAAGAGGTTGACGAGAACCTCGAAGAGAAGATGCGCGAGGCGAAGAGCGAACGGATCGCTCAAGAGGCCAGCAAGGGCGTTGAGTTCTCCGAGATCTCTCGTCAACGCGAGCCGTCGACCTACCGCCTGGATAACCAGAATCAGTACTCGTACTTCCTGGACCTGGCGGCCATGCAGAACATGGAAGTTCGCTCGACTCCCGATCCTCGCCTAGAGGGCTTCCGAGAGCGCCTTGATCGTCACGCCAAGGAGATGGCGGACGTTCTCCCCGTTCGCTGGGCACAGCGTAAGGCGGCGGCAGAACGACGCGTTGAAGATGCGGAGAGCGCCACGCGTTCGCGTCTGGGATTCCGCGATGAGCGGTTTGAGGTCAGCCCGTTTGAGCGTCAGGCTCATCTGCGGTCGCTGGCTCCGGAAGGCGGCGACACGACGGAATTCCGTGCCCCTAGCCGCATCGTCGGCCAGGGTGGTTATGCCATTCCGCCCCTCTGGTTGATTGACGAGTACATTCCTGCGTTGCGTCCGGGACGCGTCGCGGCGGGTCTCTGCCGTCAGATGCCGCTTCCGGAAGGAACGGATTCGATCAACATCCCGCGTCTGCTGACCCCGACTCTGACGGGCATTCAGAGCGCGGATGCCGCGCCGGTCGTCTCAAGGGATTTCAGCGATACGTTCCAGCAGGCAAACGTGAAGACAGTGGCGGGCCAGGAAGACGTGCCGATCCAGCTGATCGAGCAGTCTCCTGGACAGATCCTCGACAGGGTCCTCATGACCGACCTCATCGCCGATTACAACAAGCAAGTCGACCTTCAGGTTCTGACTGGCTCTGGCGTCGGCGCCCCGCTCTCCGGCGGGCAGGTCGTTGGCATCTATCCGGCCACGAACTGGGGAGCCACGACGGCTTCCATTGGTTCGCTGGGCGGTTCAGTCGGCTTTGGCGGCGGCACGCTGGGCGTAACTCCTCAAGCGGAGTTCTTCCAGTTCCTCGGCGCCATGGCCTCAAAGACCTCGTACAGCAGGTTCAACCTGACGGACTTCAACTTCCTGATGCACCCGCGTCGCCACTTCTGGGCGGCTACGGGTCTTGATGGACTTGGTCGTCCGCTGGCCTCTGACGACGGCTTCGGTCCTACCAATTCGCAGCAGATTGAGATCGACCCGGCCCCGTACGAAGGATATGCAGGGCGTCTACCGTACGGACCTCGCGTTTACATCGACGCGAACGTGCCGATCACCGACAACGGCTCTGGCGCCTCCGGCGGTTCCAACGACGTAGTCGTGGGAGCCATCTGGGACGACCTTTGGTTGTTCGAGGGCGATCTGCGCACACGGGTCCTGACGGAAGTCCTCTCTGGCACCTTGGAGCTTCGTTTCCAGGTCTACGCGTACATCGCGTTCTTGGCTCGGTACGGCGTCTCCATCGCGTTGGGTTACGGATCTCCGTTCAGCCAGCCCTACTCGTTCAACGGGTCCGCCAACGGAGTCGCGTTCTAGGACGTCATGGCGGACTTCGATCGCATCTTCGGAGGTTGGGTTGCTTCGGGCCTAGGCCTGGGGCAACCTACTCCGGTCGTTCGCGAAACGGCGGAGGAATACGACGCTGACCCGGCCGGTGCGTTCAGTCGTACGGCAGAGCGCTTTCAACCACCGGGCGGCGCCGTCCCGTATCCGTTTGGAACGACGCAGTTCGCGATCATGTCTCCTGACCCTGGATCGTCTCCAAATCACAAGGAGTAACCATGCCACAAACTGGCCCTGATCTCGTTGGCGCGGGCTACCCGATCTCCAACGCGCTCACCGCTCTACTCGGCGGAAATTCAAACGCGACATCGCCGAACGTCCCCGTCTACTCGAACCTCTACTTTGGAGGCGTGAGCGGCGGTCTGACGGACGTCGCTCTCGCGGGAACGGCTTCCGTCAATGCAGTTGCAGTACCGATCGTGCCGGGTGCTGTCATCTCCACGATGACGTTCTTGGTTGGTGGCGCAAGTGCCGCGTCACCCACGTTCGCTCAGGGCATGCTGTTCACGGGTACCGGTTCAGCGCCGGGCACGACGAACGCTCAGCCAGTCCTGATTGGTTCGACCGGCAGCGCGGGCAACGTCGTGGCGGCTTCGCCGTCGTCGGCTCGCTACACGCTGACGTTCGGGACGCCCCAGACGATCACGTCCACGCAGGCGCCGTTCGGGTTCATCTACGCCGCTTTCGAGATGCTGTTCTCTGGTGGTTCGGCGACGTTCATCTCGATGACGGCTTCGGCGTCCGGGCAGTACCCCTGGTACTCGACGAGCCCGTACACGCTCTACGGCACGAGCGCGAGCGTTACCGGCTTCGCCACCCTCGGTACGACAACGCGGCAGCCGAACCCGCCCGTCGTCCTGCTCGCGTAGCAGAAAGGAGAATCACCTATGTCTCCACAGACAGGGCCAGACCTCGTAGGGGCTGGCTATCCAACCGGCAACGCCATCACGGCGCTGTTGGGAGGTACGGGTAACGGCGTTTCTCCGAACGTTCCCGTCTACACGAACGCCTACTTCGCGGCGTTTGGCGGCGGCGGGAATTTGCAGGACGTCTCCGGGCAGGCAAGCGGCGCTTCCGGCTCCGTTTGGTCTGTAGCGGTGCCGATAACGCCGGGTGCCGTCATCTCGAAGATCAGTTGGGTAGTTGGTGCGACGGGCACCGCCTGCTCTTCCGCGGTGACCAACCTCTGGAGTGCGTTGTACACCGGAACGGGCTCCGCTCCGGGTACGACGAACGCTCAGCCGGTGCTGATAGGAGCGACGGCGTCGCTGTCGGGCGCAAGCGTCACGGCTAGTCAGCTGTTGACGTTCACGCTCTCGTCTGTTCAAACGATCACGGCGACGCAGGCACCGAATGGGTTCATCTACGCCGCGTTCTCCGAGAACGTTGGCGGGGCCTCTCCGAACGTCACGGAGTTCTCGCGGATCTCGTTTGCGTGCGCTTCGGCGGCGATGTATCCGTGGTACAGCACGAGCCCGTACTCGCTGTACATGTCGAGCAACGGAGGTACGGGAGCCTCCGTACCGGCGAACATCGGCACGGCTACCCGCCAGGCCAATCCACCGATCGTTCTGCTCTATTGACATGACGACCGTTGCGCAATCACCCCCGTCTCCTCGTGCCGAACAGGGAGACGGGGGTTCGCCGCGTGTGGCGTTCTTCTCCGCAGAATGGTGCATGGGCGATCAGATCAAGTTGGGAGGGTCTGACTATTGGCGCGTTGCGCTTCCCGCGGCGAAGCTCTTTGAAGCGGGTTGGGACGTGAAGTTCGCTCGCAACCTCGCCGATAGTCCAGACGGGCGGATTGCAATTCAGTGCACGGACGGGGAATGGCTGGTAGACAGAGACGTCATCGTCATGCAGCGATGGATGGGAGAAGGCACGGCCGCACGGGTGCTTCGGGCGCGCGAAGCGGGTCAGGTGATCGTCAACGAGGTGGACGACGATTACTGGAACTTCCCGGAAGGCCACGCGGCCATAGACGTCACGGATCCGAAACACAATCCGGGCTCCAACCGCGAACACTACCGCGAGACCATCGCGGCATCGTCGTTCGTCACGGTCTCTACGCCCTACCTCGCCAACGCGTTGGCGGATTGGGGACCCCCCGTGAAAGTCGTTCGCAACTTCATAGACACCAGCTTCTGGCCGCTGCGTCCTCCCGGCGATTTCGTCGGTTGGGTGGGCGGCCTTCCTTGGAGAGGGAAGGATTTGGAGTTGCTCCGGCCAACCGTCGTTCCGTGGTTGAGGGAGCGGAAGATGTTCTTCTATCACGGCGGCGACATGCGGCACGCGGGGCCAGTACCGGTCGTGGAAAACAAGCTTGACTACGAACGAGTTACCACGCGTCCACTCGCGCCGCTCTTTGCCTATCCATCGCTCTGGGACCCGGTGAAGATCGCGTTGGCACCAATTGAGGACACGCCTTTCAATCGGGCGAAGTCCTGGATAAAGGGACTAGAGGCGGCGGCACGAGGAGTCCCCTTCGTCGTCTCGGACCATTCTGAGTATCGCGAGCTAGGGATTGGGCGCATCG